CCTCAAAGGCTACTGCCACCTCTGCCTCGGTGGCTGTTTCCTCTATTTCCTCCCTGGGTAAATCCTTGGCATACTCAAAGAATAAGTCAATGATTGAATCTTGGCTTTTAACCATTAAAATCTTGACCGCTTCGGCAAACTCGTCAGGCTTGTCTGTATCAACCCTGGCATATTTCGGCAAGTCGGAAATCAAATCTATAACCTTCTTGCGCCAGGGGCGGGAGTATTTGATTACAAGAGGCTCAACGTCATACTCCTGCCCCCCTAGTATTACCTTGAATGGGTCGTGGTGCACTTTCTGGTCTTCTGTCCTATCCATATCTGCTCCTTTTATTTATCATTAGGCTGCGTTATCGACTACGGTGAAGGCTGGCTCTCCGGCGGGTTTCAATGCCTGGAATGTTACCGGGATAACGGTCTTCTCGCCTTTCTTGAAAGGCATCCCAACTGAGCCGGTCGCGGTAGCTTTGGGGAAGAACATCTGCCGTAAAAAACCAGCAGGGTTAAGTCCTTCGAGTCTAAGATTCATGGTCTTATTGACGCCGGACCCTACTGTTAGGATGCTACCAGATACCACCGATCCTGCCATCGCAAAGCCCATATTAGCTAGTGGTCCCTCAGCCATGTTACAGGTTATTTCAATGGACTCTTTGGTGATAACACGGTCAATGGCTACGGTTTCTTCCTCTACCTCGATGTCGGATTCATCGGCGTTGTAAGTAAGAGTAACCCCGTCCTCGGTGTAGCCCAGGTCGACAAACGGAGAGCTGAGGGATATCGCCGGGCCGGTGCCACCGGGTTCGATGGTATATACGGTGCCCATAATCTCGATGCTGTCAATGTAGCTAGTCCTGGCAGGTGAAGTCTCCCACAACTCTACCCGGACCCTGGTCAGTATCCAGTTCGAGCAATCAGCTCCACTGGTCAAGACCTCAATGGCCGCTTGCTGCCCGTTAAGAGCAGCTAACCCCCAATCAAAGAACGAGGCTCCGATTTCGTCAACACCCCCTATACCGGACAAGTCAGCATCAGCGCACGATTGCTGCAACCAAGTATTGCTCCCTAGTGTACCCTGCAGGTCTACATCTGTTATCTCTGCCCATGCATCGGAGTCGGGGTCTTCAAACCTAAACTCAAACTGGGCAAAGTTTGCGGTGACTGCGGAGCTTTTGTGCCAGAAACTATTTGTGGTAAGGGCGGCTGTCCATGCCGTCATTGTTATGCCTGTGGGTGGAGTAATCTGGACGTGGGTGCTACCGGCATCTCCGGAACCAGTCTTAGTGAGCTTTACTGATCGACTCCCTGCATACTGCTCAACAGTAGACCATTCTGCCCTTGCGTCATTTGGCTGCCTAACGGCCAGGGTCGCCACCCCGGTTAAGACGTTAGCGATTGTGTTCGACATGATTATTTACCCTCCTGTTGTAGTTTAATATAATAAAGCGCCTTTTCAGATAAGGCGGCTGATTTTTCTGGTTCTTTGGGTATCGGTTCCTCCTCCTCAACCTCCGTAGGTATCAACTCCCCCTCCTCCTCCTCTGGCTTTGTATCAATTACAACCGCCTCTTCTTCCTCTTCTGGTAAAACCATACTCCCTCCTTGTAAAACGCCTAGATTTTGATCCTGTGGGGTCTGGTGTGCTTCCTCACCGCATTGGTATCGGGATATTGTATTATGTGATTATCCGTTTTAGTTCTGCTTTGAGCGCTCGATTTTCCTCTTGAAGTTGCTTTATCTTACTTTCGAGCAATGTCAGGGATTTATGCCCCAAGTCCATTATTAGCTGTAGATTCCCAAGCCGATTGTCATCTCTAATCCCATTTTTGTGGTGGATAAGTTCCCAAGGGTGTAATAACCTGCCGAGATGTTTTGCCATTACAAGGCGATGTTCAGAAACTAATCCCCTACTGGTAGCCATGTGTCTAAAAAAGTCAGTAGGCGATACCCATATTAAAATATATCCATTAGAAGCCTTGGATCTACCACCCCTCCAAGCTGGGCTATTTGCTCCGGTGCGTAGATTTCTAGCACAAGCATCACATCTTGGGTTCTGGGGTTCCCCCCTTTTTAACCATACCCATCGGGCTTGCCCACAGTCAAGACAGGCACAATAACCCTGTTTATGCGTGCCTGTCTTTCTAATGTCGCCTATCTCTGGCACTACTTCAGCCTCCGTACTTTAGCGAAACATAATTGAGAAAAAACAAAGGGTCCGAAAGTAGTTTGGAATAAATTCATCCACTAGATCCTGCCCCTGTCCTTCCTCGATTGCTGATAAAATATAGTTAGACCCTACCGCAACATTCTGTATTCCCTGGAGGGCATCGTATAAAGCCCGGTAGACTTCCCGTGCATCCGTGGATTTATCAGCCCAGCAATCGAATTGTACGCTCGGATTCGGCATATCAGGAATATAAGGAGTTGCGGACCCGCCCCGGGTAAAGTAACTGACTGCCGGTAGTGTGCCGTTCTCCGGTATCCTGGGGCAGTAAATCCGCGCCCCAACCAAATCAATCAACGGATCCACCTTTGTTGACGAGGTTGTTAGATAATCCCTTATGATTTTGTTGGTATCAGGTAAGCTCATAAATGCTTCCTCACTTTCCCGGCAAATGAATCTCCCTTAGTATGCTTCACCAGCGCGGGGTGCATATAGGGCCGGGCAGCCATGCGGCTCGTTCCCGTTTCACCATACCCACCATAGCCAGAGGTAGAATAAACAGCGCCTTCCAGCTTGCCATCATTTACAATTTTATCCGGCTCTGCATCTTCCCCTTGCTCGACTGTTCCCATCCCTGAAACTTCAGAAGCAAGTGAGCGTGCGTTATGCCCCGTATCCCAAAAGTCAACGGCCTTTGCGTTCCTGATGCTGTCATTGTGAATAGCTACCACCGTATCCCTCATAGCTAACTTCGTGGCTTTATCGAGCGTATTCTTGGCTGCTGGAATCCTCAGATTGCTAATTATGTTCATGCTTAGTTTCATCGAATTGTCCTCACGAAACACTCTTTATGATGAGAGGTAGCCCCGTCTCTCCGATCTACTACCATCAGGACTTCATAGGTATCACTGTCAATTACTATTCGGTCCTGCTCGGTAACATCGACATCACCAAGAAAGATAGTGTGATCGGCGATAACTAACTCTGCCCCAACCTTTATCTCCCGGCCCTGGGTTTTTGCACTGCCGGAGGATAACCTGCAAGCAATATCCGTCAAGTGGTCCGCCCAGGTTAATGTTGGAGTACCATAATCGTCGGCTACCCCTTCCGTGTATCTCTGCGTAGTACAAGTGTTTATCAATAAACTTAAATAGCTCAATCTCCCTCCAAATCCATCTCGGCCCAGGTCAAAACAGGTGAGTTAGATTCCACCCCACGGAGATGTAGTGCTAATTTGGTCATCTTGTCAGATGCCTTTTGGGTGTAGGAGTAATCCCCTATCTTCTCGCCATCGGCATTCGCCACATACTTAGCGGCCCAGGCTTCCAGCGCATCGGCGGCTGCTAGGTTAATACTGTTTGAATTCTCAGTCAGGAAATAGGTTAGTTCCTCATCAGTGAATACAGAATCAGTGGTGTCTGTATCGCTTATCTTTAGCCGTACTTTGCCGACATTGGTGGTAATATCATAAGTAACTGTCATTCGCAGGTTCTCCTTTTGCGCCAGTGGGATATCCGGCCCGCATTCAATCGAGAGGATGACATCCGTCCTATAGCTACTCTCGCTATCTCCCGCAGCACCCGGCAGTAATGTATAATCGCTGAGACTGTAAGGTTAGTTGAGGTTGATACTTTATATGCGAACCACTTGGTGACGGTGGCAGATATAACCAGGTTGGCAGAGGTTCTAACGGTATGACTAAAGCTCCTGATAATGGCAACCGATACTGCCAGGTTAGCCGCCAGTCCTACCGTATAAGCAGCCACTCTTTTTATAGTGACTGAAGCCGTAAGCCCCGGAGAGATTGGCCTGACGTAAGACAGGACACGGTTTACAGTGGCCGATACAGCAAGGTTAGTATTAGTTGTGATACTCGATGCCCAAGCTTTAACCACTGTAACTGAGGCCGACAGATTGGCCGTTAGGCATCTTGTGTAAGCAGTTATTCTTTTTATGGTTGTTACCACAGTTAAATTAGCAGATGTAACGATTGCTATTCCCCAACTTTTGAGTATGGACACTGCCACGGTTAAGCCCGGTGTTGTTGCCCTGGTATAAGTCATTACTCTGCTGGCTGCCGCCGATACGGAAATGGCAGCAGCTAAGGCTACATCGTAATTCTTGCCCGCAAAAATAGCAACCGAAACTATCAGGTTTGATATGGTTGATCTCGTGTAGGTCATGGCCCTGTCTATAGTTGCTGATATGCTTAATGCAGTAGAAGTAATAATTGTCCGGTTCCTGCTAAAGGCAACACTAACCGCAGCCGTCAATCCAGCAGAGGTGGATCTTGTGTAGGTCATGGCTCGGTCTATGGTTGCGGATATAGACAATGATGTGTTTGTGATTATGTTATGAGCGGCAACCCTGAGGATACTCACCGCCACAG